CATCGTGTGATATAAATGCTTCATCATAATAATTAGTTGGAACAGATTTATAATAAACCCACATATTTATTGTAAAGTTATTAGATTGAAAATCCCATTTAGCATCGTGAGGAATTGATACATAACTCTGTGCACCTGCTGTTGTTTCAATACCTGTTGTGTTACTTCCTGTTACTGTTAAAATAGAAGTTACATCTCTTACATTTTCTAAATTCTTCTCATTTAAATCTACATCTTTAATTGCATCTTCATAAGGCACAAGATTATTTTTCACTTCTGGATGTATTTTTATTCCCGAATGATTTGGCAAGAATCCTCCTGTCATTATTGGATTTTGTTTCTGGACATTTCCCGCCCTGCTCAAGATAACATCATTTGTTGGCCTGCCAGATCCTGTTCCGCCCATCTTAATAAATCCCCACTTTATTTCTGGAAGGAATGTAAGATTTTTCTGGAGTTAATGTCTGCTTATGTCCGACGGCTTTTGTGCTGTCTGAAGCTGTGGTCTCGTCCCAAGATGTCTTAAGTTCTTTCTCGCCGATTGTATTAGCCATAGTAAAATAAGTAATGAGAATTATTTAAATGTTTGTTTAAGCAGCTGCTCTTGCATATTTCCAAACTGCTGCTATTCCGCTATTTCCCATCGGGATTACAATAATTGAAGTTGTCTCTGCTCCTGCTGTTGCTGCTCCAACGTTAACTGAATCTAAAAGTGCTTTAAAAGCCGCACTAGCTATGTTCGCTGAGCCAACATAAGTACCTGTGACTGCACCTAAAACCATTAAGCTACCGTCCCGTGAATTATTCCTTTTCGGATTAATTCTCTTATAAGTGTTCCTAAAACATCAGCTGTAGATAAATCTGCATTTCCATTACAATCTAAAGCATAATCTTCTGTTATATTTGTTACTGCAAATTGAGCCGTAGAAATATTATCTCTTTTTCCGCCCTCTAGAATTTCAGCCATTAGTTAATTGTGTCGGTGATTTTGAAAACAGCATAAGGATTTGTTCTTATACCTTCTCCTTCAGCGACACACCTCACGGTTTTGCCTATGCCAGGTTCATCCACCACAAAACTTGTAACTGGCATGAATTCTTTATAAGTTACTGCTACATAAGGCACAAATATTGTGACAGTGTCAGTTGGTCTGTTCGGGTCTGAGACAATCTTAACTCCAAGTAATTCCATAATCTTACCGCTTCCAACCTTTTCGCTAGAGAATGAAGGAATGCTTGAGCCCTTTACTGAAATAAGCCATCTCATAAGCCATTTTTCTTCTGCTTGATTCATATAAGCCACAAGGTTGTCTGTAGAATAACCATAAGATTTAATGCTTTCTTTAGCATTCATAAAGTCTAAAAGTGGGTCACCGTCCGCATCCACGTTCCAACCATTTCCAGTTGCTGCTGCTGTTCCGCAACCTGCTGCATCAAGTACAGTCAAAAGTCTTGCATCTACTTTCTTGTTTACAGCTCTTACTGTGTCCTTAATAATATCGCCCCAAATATCCGGGTCACAATCTTTTAAGTCTTCTATTGAAAGTAAAGGCGAAGAAGCGAAGAATTTTCTCACATAAGCAGTTGCTCTTGTGTATGAATTTTCAATCACTACTGGCATGCTTTTACTTGAAGTTTCTATCAAGTCGCCTGTGATTCCAGTTGTAGTTGGAGAAGTCAAATATCCTGCTGTCTTTGCATAGTATCTAATTTCCCTCGCTGATGTTGGTACAACCTTACAATAATTCTTTAAAACTATATCTACATTTGCAAAACCCTCAACAAGTTTTACAATGTCTATTCCTCTAATTTCTGCCATGCCTGCTGTGTCTGCCATTATGAGCCCAACTCCATGGCTACAAACTGCCCATCAGTTCCGCTTTCTAGGAATCTTCCAAAGACTATTCCATTTTCTGCGTCTGTTGCTGCTCCGTCTGTAAACTCGTTTTTAGCTTCGATTGTTGCTGTTTTTCCGATTGTTGCTCCGCTTGTTCCAACTTCAACCTTAAAAATTCCTTTTCTATAAATTGAAACAGAACTACCGACATTTGTGATTTTTTCCTCTGCTACAACTCCACCAAAAATGTCATTATTCGCAGAAGTTATTGCAACAACTAGATTTGCTGTTGCTCCTGTAAAAGTTACAAAATCTCCTTTTTCAAAAGCTGCTGCACTAGCACAATTAACTCGAATAGGTAATTCTAGTTCGTACATTAAAACTGCTGTTGCGTTTGCCATGTTTAGAAATAGAAATAGCAACTATTTAAATGTTTTCTTTGGCTTTCAGTTGTTCGTCGCAGAGCATAATCAAGGCTTTGTTAATTTTCATGTTTCTTTCCTCTGCTTCTATGGCTTCAGTGCATTTTTGCTTTGTTTCAGTCCAAAATGCTTCGTCTGTTGTTTCTGCTATTTTCAATCCGAGTGCGTCGTCAGTTATCATCTTGGGTACTTCCCGCTTAAAACTCTCTCTGCGTATTCCGCCGCTGTTTCTACTTTTGGTTTTTCTTGTACCTGACCCGCAGGGCTTCCTCCGCCAAGAGATCGCAGAGTCTCTTGTCTTGCCAATAGTTTTTCCTCTCTGTCAAGTAGTTTTGCTTTTATTTCATTCTGCTTTTTTGTTTCTTCATTAATTCTTTTTGCTTCTTCCAGGACATCAAAGTCTGGTTTGTTTTCTTCTGTTGTTGTTTCTTCTGCCATGTATTTTATAATATACACTTTGTTTTTAAATGTTTATAGTCACTAATAAAAGACGATACCACAAAGAGCGCAGCGAAAAGAAAGCAACCATGTCCCCCTTTTTGATATTAACTAAACTTCCCCCTCAATCGCAGCGTACTGTGTTGAGGGCGTTAAAAGTGAATGAACATGAATGCTTTGTTTCTATATTCTTTTTGTTCTTTTGTCCAGTAGTCTTTAAATTGAGAAATAGCGACGATTAAAGCAGTAATTGTTGCAAGGCACATACTTTCCATAGAAATATTTCCAGTGGATAATGCACCTAACAAAACTAAAGTACCTGCAAGTAATGAATTTATAACATTCCAAATAATTTCTTTTTTCTGAGAATTACTTTTACGCTTTGACATCTGCTGGTCTCACTGCTGATTTATTTCCGTCTTTTCCAAAACTAGCTGGGGAGCTGACTCCTGTTCCTTGTTGTTGTTGTGATGATTGCAATCCTTGAGCGACTCCCGCTTGTTGTGCTTCCATTAAGTCCGCTGGAAATTCTAACTCAAATTCTATTCCTAATTGTAAGTCTGCCATTTCTTCATTATAAAGTTGTTTGTCCTCGATGTCTTGCTGAAAGGCTAAATAAACAATCTTTGTTGCCGCTTCAGTTGCACCTTCATTCCATCCCATAATAACTTCTGGCATTCCACATCCTGTAATAAATTGTCTAACTAAAAATTTTATGTAAGGTAGAGAATCAAGAGTTGCATATTGTCCGATTTTTGCTTGTTTGATTTCTGCAAGAACTCCCTTCGGTATTACAACATTTTCAGACTTTTTGTAAGCATTATTAATTGTTGTTTCAATATCTGCAATTTTTGTTGTGTCATCTGTTTCAACTTCAAAGAAAGAAATCGGCTTTATGTTTCTGTGATATAAAACTTTCAAATCTGCCATAGCTTCAATTTTTGCTAGAATAACATCTTCCATACATTCCGCGAAAGGTGTTCCGTGTCCTTCATCTGCACTCGGCTCATAAGATAAATGATAAATTTCCTCTGCTGAATAATTCTTTTTGTTTGCTTCATCTTCAAAATTTATAATTATTCCCTCGCTGTTTCGTACTATTGTTAAATTTCCTAGAGGTTTTACATTTGTTAATCTGCCCTGTGCATCTGTTATTATGTGAGCAAAAGAATCTCCGCAAATCATAGCATTTTTCCACTGTCTCTTTAAAACTGCTCTTGGGCTATCTTTTCCAAATCCTTTAATCTTGTCCAGTTTCGCTTGATTTTTTTCATCTGCAATAATTCCTTTTCCAAAAGTCCAGGAAGCAAATTTATCAATCACTGCTCTGTTTTCAGAATTTTTTCGATAATATCCGTACCATTTATCAAAATCTGGTGTGTATCTTGTTTCTCCATTTCCAGGAGAATCGGGAGTTAAGGGAGAGACTGAGGCTTCTGTGTATTGTCCTGTAAAATCTGTTGTCTGTCCTGTTCTTGATGTTGCCATGTCGTTTTGTTAAACTCCTTGTAAAATTAAGTAGAAGCTTGTATTTAAATGTTTTTAGAATACAATATTGTTTGCAATTTGATTTCCTGCTCCTAAATTACTGATTATTTGGTCTGTTTGGTTTCCAATTACTACATTATTGTTGCTTCCATTGTTTATTCTAATGCTTTCAAAATAATTTCCCTTCACAATACAATTAGTGAAAAACATATCTTCATTTATAATCAAATCTAAAGTATCAAATCTATTATTTGTTATTGTTCCAAATTTAATTTCAGATGCAAATATGCAACCTCTTGCTGTGCTTGCTTCTGTTGTGTCTGTTACGCAATTATTTATTCTTAATTTTGTTGTTGCATGAATATCTGTGAAAAATATCCCATCATAATTTGCATTTCCAATTTTAAATAAAACTCTTTCAAAAACAATATTATCTGCTCCGTCTGGTCTTATTGGTGCTGTGCTAGAGTCTGTAAATAAATATAAACATAAATCTTTAAAAATTATATTTGATTTTGATTGAAAATCAATCCATTCAGTTAGGCTTGTTGTTGTTTTTATTATGCTTGCGTTTCCGTCTCCAATTATTGAAGTATTAGATGGAATTGTTATTTTATTTTTTAGTGTGTAAGTTCCTTCTTTTAATTTTATTGTTCCTCCGTTTTCCATTACTTTTAGTGCTTCTTCAATACTTGTAAAATCTCCTGCTCCGTTAATATTGACTATGATTTCTCCTGCTAATCTTTCTTTTCCTAACCCTGTAGAAACATCTTTCGAATGCTTGAAAAGTTGAGGCATTTCATAAGGTAGAATTAAAGCCATCTTAAACTCCTATGAAGTTCTGCACGCTTTGATTTTTCAGAAGATTTTCTATTGCAGTCATTCTCCATACATGAATATTTATTAGGTCCTCAGCTTCAATTCTTGAAGTATAGCCCGCCATGTTATACTTGATTGCTTCAACAGCTATTGCCCTGCAGGCATATTCAGAAAAGATTTTTTTATAGATTGTGCTTATAGTCCCCCAATTTGTAACAATATTGTATTCTACTAAAGCACATAAATAAGCCTCTGTGTAAGTGCCGACTAAATCGCCCATCGTTGCGATTGTAAATGTTGCATCGACTAATTCTCCGCAAAAAGGGAGAGGGTCTGCAACATCTGCGATTATTTTAGTATTTGTGAATGCTGCCATTCTAAAATGTGTGAGCCCAAATATTTAAATCTTTGTCTTGTGTGCATAACCAGACTGCTCTGATGATTCCTTCCGTTACGTGAGAATAACTCCCGAAGATTTCCTCATCTTCATATTGAATGGAAGAAAGACTTGCTTTAACCTCGTCGTCATCTAGCAATTTTATCTTTTTGTTTTCCATTAAGGCCAACAAATTAAAATACATTTCCTCTTTTAACAACTTCTTTGATTTTTCTCCATCCTTATCTATTGGTCTGCTAGCATTATTTAGAGCGAAAGTTTTTCTTTTTGTTGTTTCTTCATCCATTAGTTCAGAATAAACTCCATAACCAACTCCTCCGTCGTCAACTCCTATCTTCTTGAATTTAGATATACGATTGAGCTGGATTATCCTTTTGCTTGTTTCTGTTGTTTTTTTGTTTTCCAGTTTGTTAATTATGTTTTCTCTTTGCTCTATTGTTCCGTCTTTCATTTTCTCGATAATTTCAAATGTGCATTCATCTTTTCCTGCACCTGCAACATCTACTCCTAGATAAAGTCTGCTTCTGTAAAAGTTTGTTGTATCTTTCATTCTCTTTAAACAGCAAATAGTTTTTATCATGTCTTCATCAAATAGTCTCAAAAGTTCATCTGTGAATTGATTTCCGTACTCTTGTGCAAAATGGAATTTGGACATGGTTGTTCGCATTCTTTCCAGAAAGTCTTTGTTTATTCTGGGGCATTCTTCAACTTCTACAATAAATTTTTTGTAGTGGTCATCTTTGCTACATTTATAGAAAAACTTTTCAGAGCCATCTTTGTGCTTTTTTCCAAAAGGAGTACTGGCTATATCCATGCTTCCCTTTGTAACTGACAACATTGGAAGGACTGCTATAAAAAACTCTTCGCCCATTCTTGAGCCTTCATCAATCATCAACTTCTTAATTGTAAAACCTCTTAATCCTTCTCCTGTTTCTCCGCTTGCATAACAGAGAATCACTGCCCCATTTGTAAAAGTAATTCTGTGCATTGTTGGTTTGTCTTTTCCTAGTTTGATTAGTCCAGGGTATTTCTCTTGAGCATAGGCCAGGGATTTAGCCAACATCAAATATCCTTGCTTTTCAGTTAGAGAAGCAATTAAGACTGCGTCTCCTTTTTTGAATTGATGAACACACATCTCTACTGCTTTTATGCTCATGGCTGTTGTTTTTCCTGCAAATTGCCTTGGACATAGGACAAAACAATCTTGTTCTGCTGGTGTTCTGATATATTCTAGTTGCCATGTATCCATAGAGAGCCATGGACGATTTATGTTGTAATTTCTAACTTCGTTAGATGTTATTTCTTCATTCTCCATGATGCACCTTGTCATGGCAGTTTGGACATAATACCTCTAGTTTATCTGGCGAACATAACAAATTTTTTCTGATAACTTCTATTATTTCATCCCAGTTCAAAATACCTTCTTTATGATGAACAACGACTTTTTGCTCATGCCCTTTTTTCTTTGATTGCTTAACTCCGCATGATTGACAGCAATACTTTGCATCTTTCATTGCTTGTGCTCTTTCACCGCTTCTTAACCACAGTTGTCTTATTGCACTGACTATCACTGCTTTTCTTGTTTCCATGTTCTTCCTCCCATGCTTTTATTTCGTCGAGAACTTTCTGATAATAAGGAAGTCTCTGGTTTGGTATGTCGTGTCTCATGCGTTTTTCACGCGAGGAGAGTTTTTAAATTATTGTTGTGTTTTTGTAGTTACAAAAAATCTTTTTCATTGTTAAAAGCATTTTCTAAATCGCTCCATGAGATGTTATAATGTCCTAGATAAATCTCTTTGAATCTTGTTCTTAGAATATCTAGAGTCATGTTTGGGAATGCTTTGAAGTCATCAATTATCTCCTGAGGAATTTTTGTCAATAATTTTTCTATTTTTTGCTCTTTTATGATTTCTTGTTTTTCTAGTTTTGTTTCTACGAGTTCTAAGTCGTTTGCTTGTTCCAATAACTCTTGGGATTTTTCGATAAGTTGTTCCTTCTCTTTCTGCACTTCCTTCAGCTTTGACTTGGTTGGATCTTTAAAGTAATCTTCCAAAAGGCTATTCACGAAACGAGAGTAGTTGTCCATCTCTCTTAATTTCCTTACAATTTCTGTTTCAATAGTCATCATTATTTGCATTTTCATTTTTTTATTTTACCTCCTTTATAACAATTAGTAATATATATATAGTATATATATATAGTATATAAACCTATGTGTCTTACTTTTTTTACAAAATTTTTGTGAGGTCTCAGTTTCATAAATTCTTCTAAACAACTCTGTAGTTTGTGTAGTTTCTGCAATATATGTAGTTAGTGTATTTAGTGTAGTTTTATTTAAGAAATTCACATAGTCATTCCATGCAGTAAATATCTTTTCTTGCGTAACTACACTACACAAACTACACTGATTATTGAGCCTTTTCCAAAATATAAAAAATTTTTGTGAGGTCCATATTATTCTATTTAACTATATTCTCTAAGACTCGCTTGCAATCATTAACATTCATTCATGTTGTATCATGTTTATTGATTCTGTTGTTGTTGTTTGCATGCATGTATTTTAAAATAACAATGAACTCTATCGGAAATAAAGGCTAAACCACTATACCTAGTCAGTGCCCCCTCGGGCACCGCAGTGCCCAGAGTGGGGCTCGAGCGGAAGCGAAGGCTTCCCTCGAGCAACCTGTAGGTGAGCCCGCGACAGCGAGCGAGACTGGGGGGGGAAGCCCCCTCAGTCTCCTCCTGCTGAGAGCAGGCTGCGAACCGAAGGGCGCATGGGGGGGGCTCTCCCATTAGGGGAGAGTGCTCGGGAACCGAGGGCGAGGGGGTTATGATACCGCACTTGTGCGCAATATATTGCTCCACTAAAGCGCGTTAGCGCGTGAGCGAAGCGAACCCTATGATTTGATATGATAGTCTGGTACGCCCCCCACACCCCGCTGGAAGCAGGCTGGTGTGAGGGCTGGTGTACCATTACTTCTTAATTATAATCGTCCACGCGAGCTCTGGTGAGCTGTGCTGACGCTATTGGCACCGCACCAAAAGGTATATAAATGTGCGGTGCCTCAAACCTTTAGGTTTGAGCAGGGCGGATTTTACATCTTCTTGGGCGGATGCCAATACAATAATTTTCAAAAGTGCATGAGCAATAGATGGGCACTTTATATCCCCAACTAGCCAGTGTTGAAAATCTTTCTTTCTGTTCAGACTCTAGGCAGGCAATATCTCTCATTACATAAATTAAGCATTTGTGTTCTCTCAAGAAATTTATTCTTTTCATAATGTCTTGCTCCCAGTCCATGCTTGGATGTACATAAAGATAAAACCTGCATTGCCAAGGCTTAAAATATTTCTCAATTATCTTTATTTTCTCTTCGAATAGTGGCATTAGTCTCACATCATCAAAAGCAAAATAAATTTCAGAAATATATTTTAATTGTTTTATCATGCCGGCATTTTCCTCAGTTAAGAGCCTTAAGTCTAGGCCTTGCGAGAACGCGCATGGCAATTTCTTATCTATTAGCTCCTGCAATATTTCCTTCCATCCCTCAAAAGCAAGTATATTATTATCATAAAACCTTGCTCTTTCATGTCCTAAATCTGGCCTAAAAATCTCTGAGATGTTTCTGTACTTGTGAATCATGCCCTCTTTTCTGGGCACGAAGCAAAAGGCGCAGTTTCGGATGCATCCCCGAGTTATGAAGCCGTAGCTTGTCCGTTTCTCGTTGTATATGCTGTAATCTTCCTGACATTTTTCAATTTCCTCTGGCAATTTCTTTTCAATAGAATAGCCAGTTCCTCCATATTCTATTTCCCAACAATTCAAAACAAATACTTTGTAACGATTGCTTGTGAACAGAATTGAAATAAACACTTTCTCATATCCCTTTGCATTTATTGTTGTCCTTTCTTTTTGCTTTGGCTTTTGATTAAAGAAGCTGTAATTTAATTTTTTTAACTCCACAACATACCCTTTTGATTTATAAAAAGAGGAAATTTTCATCAGGGCAATGTTGGGATAAACGCTGTCCACATCAACAAGTAAGATTTTCTTTTCCTTCTTATTTGACATACACCACCTTCTTGTCTGCTCCGCTTACAATTTGCTCTCGGACAATAAGTTCGCCTTCGAAGCCAATCCAGTCTTTAAAGTGAGTTCCTCTTTGAGCAATAATCTTCTTTTGAGAAGTCCTGTTCAAGATTAACTCTGCTTTCATGCCGTCCTTTAATTCAATCTGAATTATAGACTTTTTCTTCATTAGGTTAGGATTGTCTCTGTCTTTGAATAGTTCTGCTCTTGCGTTTAAGATCTTGAATCTTTTGTCTTTCAAGTTCTGCACACAATCTCCATCTATTCTGTAATCATCAACAGAATCATCAGAAGTTAGCTGTCCTTTCTCACTATTCAAATCCTCGGGAATAACACCTGCATTAATTTCCTTTGCCATTTTTTATTATACCTCCTGTTTGTAATTTATAATCGTCAGACGGGGAGACTAACAGCTCTGACGCAATCGTCTCCCCTGTCTCTTTCGAGCCACTATGATTTAATAAATTCTCTTTTACTTTCGCTAACATTTTCTTATCTCTCAATGGAAAATTATAAACAATCGGCTTAATCCTTTGCTCTCTTGCTTTCTTCCAACAAGACTCACACAGCTTTGCTTTCCCGCCTGCACGTTGGCTAAACTTCTCTGTGCAACGCATACAATACTTCCAAACATATCGCACCTTTCCGCCTTTGCAACCGAATGCTTTAGTCATTTTTTATCTCCTGTTTGTTTAAGTTCATATAAATGATTATCATTAAAAGTAAAACATTTACTTGAAACAAATTAAAAGTATAGCCAAAACCAAATAATCCATTAAATAAGATAGTAACTAACATTCCTATCCAAAATCCATTACACCATAAATTAAAAATATTTCTATCCATTTTTTATCTCCTGTTCGTATTTTTTAATTAAGTTATCTATCTCTATCCAATTGTCTACATCCCTTGTAGTATCTTTAATCTTCCTTAATTCATTAATAAACTCCTTAATCATTTTCTTTCTTTTGGAGAGGGTTGCTTGTTTAATAATATGTCTTGCTGTTTGTTCTGTTGTCATTACTTTTGTTGAATTTAATTTGTAATCTAAAAGTATATCAACTATTTCTTTAATTAGTTCAATTTTTTCTTCTTGGATTGTTTTTGTCATATTAGTTTTTCTCCTGCTAACTTATTTATGTCTTTTATATGAACAAAATTGAAACCATTTAATTGTCCATTATTTCTTGCAATTTTATTCAATTTCCTAATAAGTTCTTTTACATCTTCTTCTGGATAACAATATTTTGGAGTTTCATCTAAATTTCCATTAAAAGTATAAATCCTTTTATCGCTTAATGTTTCTTCCGTCATGCTTTCAGCCTCCATGCCCAATAAGGATTAAAAATTAAACTAGAATGGCAGACTCTTGCTTTAAAATAAAACCCTCCATTCTTCCAGAAAACTTTGTAAACAATCGCTTGATTAACCCAATCCATCAGCAGTTCCTCCGTACATTTCCCTTAACTTCTTGTCTAAATCTTCCAGATGTTTCAAAACCTGTTCATCAATTATTGGGTTTCCGATTACTCGAATATCCCAATTATAGCCTTTCGTGTTTTTACTTATCTTTATACTTTCCTTGCTTTCGGGTGCAATTCCTTCCATTTGTTCTTCCATGAATTAAATAGAATATTTCACTTTTTAAATTGTCGTAAACACCGAAGAGAGACGACATTTGGAGTTTATTTTTAAACGACATTTTAAATATCTCCTGCTTCTATTCCGACGTGGG